ATGGTTAAAATTTTACTTGATGATGCGGTTGAGGAAATGCTTTTTAATGATGAGGCTAGAGGGCTCTCAAAAAATACGATTGATAAGCACAGAAAATATTTAGGAATGTTTACGAGGTTTTTAAACTCAATACAAATCAATTATATTGATGAAGTTGAACCACGGAACATAAAAAAATTCATGATCAAGAAATATCATGAAGGTTCAGCAGAAAGTTATGTTAATACTTTTTTACGCAGTATCAGGGCATTATTTTTATATTGTGAAAATGAGGAATATATTTCATTTAAGGATAACCCCACAAAAAACGTTAAATGGATGAAAGAGGAGAAGAAAGCAATAAGGACTTTCACAGATAGTGAAGTTAAATCAATATTGAAATATTGCAACGTACAAACAAAAAAAGGTGTAAAAAAGAAGTCAAGGGAAAACGCAGGGTTATTAACTAAATTCACTAGGGAGCGAGATTATTTGCTTGTCTTGTTGTTGGTAGATACAGGCATGAGAATAAGCGAAGCACTTAATTTGAAAATGGAAGATATACAGAGCGATGAAATAAGCATCAAGAGAGCTAAAGGCAAAAAGGGGCGTATTATGTATATATCATCCATATTGCAGAAACAGATAATGAAATACGAACGAGCTAAAAAAATGTACTTTGATACAAAAGATTTTGATGTTTCAGAATATCTTTTTATTAATAAAAATGGCAACAAGTATGCAAGAGATATGAGTGAACGAGACATTAAAAGAATTTGTGATGGTTGTGGGATTGACAATGAGAATATTCAGAAAACCCCTCATGGATTCCGTCATTTCTTTGCCCAAAATCTTGTAATAAATAAAGTAAATATATATGTCATTCAACGATTATTAGGTCACTCATCAATTAAGACAACGGAGATTTATTTAAATTCACTGAATTACAAGGAGGTAATCAAGATAGGAAAAGAGAACAGTCCACTGAAAAACTTGCGCTAAATAACAAAAGACTATGAAATCAATCGTAGTCTTTTTTTTATTGCTGATAAAACTAAAATTTTACCAATATACTTGTAGAATTATTCAGAAAATTTTATAATTCGTGATATAATAGAATTGCTGTTATATATTTTATTTTAGGGAGAATTGTTATGGAGAAGTTTAAAATTAAAGTACAACAATATTGGGAATGGATGCAAACTGGACAGGGAGTTATACTGTGTACGATTCTATTCTTACCACTTGGTTTATTTTTAATTTTTAAAAAAAATAGCATAAAAAGAGATGTCAAGGTAGCTTGTTTTATTATAGGAATATTATACATATTTATTTTCGCTGGTTTGCAAGCTAAGACAAATTATTTATCACAAAAAAATAATGGTCAATATAACGAAATAAGACTACTTACTGAAAAAAATTCACAAAAAGATAAACGTATAAATGCACTTGAAGATGAAAGCAAAGAATTTACAGAATATAAAACAAAAATGAAACCGTATGAAGCATTATCTGAAGCTGATGCAAAAGCAAAAAAAATAGATGCTGATGCCACAGATAAAGTAAATACAGCTATAAAATCATTGCCTGAATTATCATCACTTACTTTAAACGATAAGACTAAAGTTGAGGAATCAAGAAAATTATACAATGCACTTACTGATGGACAAAAGAAACTTGTAAATGTTTCAAAGCTTGATGGTCTTGAAGCTAAAATATCGCAACTTGAAGCAGACAAAGTAAAACAAGATGCAATAAATGCAGAAAAAGAAAAGAAGAAAGCGGAAGAAAAGGCAAAACTAGATGCAGCAGCAGCGGAAAATGCAAGATTAAAAGCTGAACAGGAGGAAAAAGGATATGAAACAGGAATAACATATGATCAATTAGCAAGAAACCCAGATGAATACGATGGTGAAAAAGTTAAATTCAGCGGTAAGGTTTTGCAAGTAATGGAAAGTTCAGAGTACACTGAAATTCGACTAGCAGTAGATGGTAACTATGATACTATTTTATATTGTTCTATTCCTAAAACCTCAAAGCCTTCTTCAAGAATTTTAGAAAATGACATGATAACAGTATCAGGATTATCAAATAAATTATATACTTATACCTCTACATTTGGAGGTGAAATCACAATTCCTGAAGTATTTGTTACAAAAGTAGAATAAATCCATATACTAGCTAAAATAATGGGAATGATATTGTATAGATACGTATAAATTAGGGTGATCAATTAGGAAAGGTTATTATGAATAAAAGTGTAATTTGTTTTATATTTATTGTTATGAGTATATTATCAGGATGTTCAAAAAAAGAAAATACAGGGAAAGAGATAGAAGTTGAAAGAAAAGAACACCACTTAAAGCAAGAAAAACAGTATCAAGAAGCAAAAATTTTTTTACAAACAGAATTAGTAAAAATTGATGACACTATCCAAAAAATTAATAGTAAATTAGATGAGATTGAAAAAGTAAAAGGCTACAAAACTATGAATAGGGAGGAATTTTATTTTGTAAAAGAGTTGTATAATAATATTATTTTTGAATATTATGGATATGTTGAAGATGAAGGAATAAATATAAATCATTGGGGCGAGTTTAGAGAGATGAAACAGTTAAAAGAGATTAGGGATAATATTAATGATTTTTTGAGTAAGGAATCAGCTCACTATGCTTGTATTATATTATGGCAACAAATGAAACCTAGGATCCAGGAAGTTGAGTCAGGGGATTTTAAAGTTAAGTCTTTGGTAATTTCAGCTGTAAAAGATGCTATTGGAAAAAGGGATGGACAACAACACTATTTATCATATTTTAAATGGGATAAATATTATGAAAAATTTAACATTACTAAAAAAGATGAAAACACTTATAGTTCACATGGTAAAGTAGAAAGAAATGGGATTGAGCATGATTTTAATATAGATTTACAAATCAATAATGGAGAGCCAAGTATTAATTCCTATTCATTTGAATAGGAATTAGTTTAATTATATTTTATGGAGAATTAGAAAAATGGTTTTATTTGTAACTTTAATAATTATACTTTTGTTTTTAGGTTGGTGTTACAATGAATCTCACACAACTAATAACGAAAAAAGAATTCTCGAAAATGGAGGACAAATCATAAAAACTTTTGAATCGGATACGGTTAAGAAAGCAGTCAAGTCAGCAGAAAACTTTGCGGTGATTAACAATTTAGTTATTATAGATATGAAAATAACTGGATCAACATGGAAAGGTACCGCAGTAGTTTGGCTTGAAATGAATTAAACTTACGTATTATTATTTCTTGAAAAATAGAATAATAATAAAATTGATTATCAAAAATTCCTTTTTAACTTTATATGAAAGGGTTTTTTTTATATCATATATTCCTATATATTCAAATGCCTACCGCACAGCTATCGCTGATTGGTGTTACTCAACTTGCTATCGCAAGATTGGTAACGATCATAACAAATATATATTATAGGGTAATATCAGTCTTGTATAAGAAATAATATATACACAACCGATATTACCCTATAATTTAAAATACTTATATAGACACATATTGTATAACTATTTATTTTTCAATCAAAAAATATATATTTACAAATATACATTTACCGCCTTGCTTGCAAGCGTGTAAATACCTCGGAACAGCTTGCTGTGGGGTGGTAACCCTATCTTTTCATGCAACGCATATAATAGTAGAAAGTTTTCAAATCAACAAAAAAATATCAAAATTAAATAAAAAAATATGATTAAAATTGTTGACTAGATATTTTCACAAATGGCTTAACCTAGCGTTTCATTACACTTAGCAATTTTTAATAAAATAAAAAAATAGCAAAAAAAGCTTGACAGGCAAACATAATTATGCTATAATATGTATATAGAGTTAGTTAACCCCTTACCTTAATTATATATCATTTATCAGTCAATGTCAAGTACTTTTTAAAACTTTTTATATATTGACCTTGGGTACTTATAAATAAAGGCTTTGTAGGGATTGGCTAACGAAAACAGGAAGAAGAATATTGTCAAATACTTTTTTAAATTATTTAACCACTAAAGGAGATACACAGAATGGAAACGAAATACTTTTACTGCTATGATCAACGATTTGCAAAATATCTAAAATCAAAGGGCTTTGATTATATCACGCTTGCTAAAAGCAGACATACAGATAAACTATTTAGCCTATGGGAAATTACAGATAAATTTCAAGAGGTATTAAACACTTATGAATGCGTAGCCTAATCAAGTTCTAAATGAAACACTAAAGGAAACTAAAAATGAAAATAACTATAGATGAGTTGTTTTCTGATATTGAATTTGAAAATTTAATAAAGGATAATTGGAAACAACAATATCAGAAATATAAAAAATTACCAGCGGTCACAAAGAAGGCAGTCGTAAATGAACTACTAAAACACTACGAAACAGTAGAATATATTAAAGGTAGCCGTAGCCACAAGCCTTGCTTCGAAATAGGAGGCAGACGAGATGTTGAACTGACACAAGCAGATATGGTTGAAAAAGGCTATTATAAACCAGGATCAAGCAATATCAGTAATCATAATATCATTGCTTTGAATATTTTCAAGAATTATTTAAACGAACTCAAGTTAAAAGAAGTTGAAACAATTTCTATGACTCGGATGAAATGGCTTAAGCAAGCAGGAATTACAACAACGATAGCTGATTTAAATGAAATTGATAAACTTGAAATCAATAAGGATTTTAAAAATTATTATAAAGATGATACAGCAACAGCGCTGAAATCAATTATAAGTTTTTGTTTGAAACAACTCAGCATAGATGAAAAAAAAGCAACTGTCTATTACTGCGATGCTGAAAATGATGATAAAGCAGAAACAGACGAAAACGGGAACAAGAAACGTTTGATGACTGTTACAGAAGTTAAAGCAATGAAAAGTTTTGTGGAAAGTTTAAAGGAGAAATATAACGTTAAAAAGTTTCAAGTTGCAAATGTTGAGTTCAAAAATGAGTTAAGAAACTGGTATAGAGATCATTTGAAATCAGAAGCAATTTGGGTAGAAATTGAATTGGATATAAATGAAATCAATGTTGAGCAAATAGAATTAAATTCAAAAGAAATTGACGAGTTAAGAAGTGATTTTATGACAGAATTTCAAAAGTACAGAAATAAGTTATATGTACGCAGAGAGTTCAAACGTAAAATAAAAGGTCAGAAAGGTATGAACTGGAGATATGATATTCAAGTCCTAGATTTGCTAGAGCAAAGAAAATCAGTTATTGCACCGTATTTGCAAATGGAAGAACGCACATATTTTAAATTCATGGTTGAATGTGATGAAGTAGTTGGGTTTGGTCAAGCTGATTGGGATGAGTACAATGAAACTGATAAACAATATAGAAATGAGGTAAAAAATGATGATGTGAAACTGATAGAGGAATGGAGACAAGCGACAGAATTAAGTAGTAAACAGTATGAAGAATATGACGATATGTTTAATACGGCAATTTCTATAGCATAAAACAGAAAAGGAAAAATTAAATGACACAAACAAACATGACACTTGAAGAATTAGTTGCAAAAGTTGCTACATTAGAAGCTGAGATGATTAGCCTGAGAGCTGATATGCTACAGAAAAATATGGATGAGCTAGAAAAGAAAATGAATAAATAACTGTAAACAGCATAGGACGAGTGCTTAAGAATTAAAAAGTAAAAAAATATGGGGGTTCTTTCTTTGGTAAGAAAAGGAAGAACCGAAAATGAATAAAAAACAACTATCAAATTTAATCGATCCAAACATTCAAACATATGAATTTACCGATAAGGATAGAGAAAAATTCACAGTCAATTTCAAATGTTATCGAAATTTGTATGAAAACGTAGAAAAAATATATGAACTAGCTCCCTTGTACGACCATATGAAACGAGAGCTTAAGCGCTTGCCTAAGTGGCGAGAATACTGTAAACGATACTGCAAGATAAGCTGGGATAAATGTAAAGAATATCCATTGAATGAACAAGAACAATTGTTGATGAAGCAGGCAATCGCCTGGAGAGCAAGCAGAAGCTGGATAGCAATGAATGTTGAAAATTTCTTGACATTGCAGCTATTGGAATGGGGCTATGACATAGTTGAACACCGATACATTGATATTGCGATGGGTGTTGATATTGTAGCGATTGATAATAAAGGAAGACTAACTTACATTCATGTGACTAAGAACACGGAATATGCGCTGAGTAAGGTTGAGAAAAAAGAGAAATATAACAGTCATTTGGGTGGTCGAGTTAGGTTTCAAAGAGATTTCACTAATCACTTGGTGCTTGCATATGATCCAAAGGAAAGTAAAAGAAATAGAATAATACACGGCATACCAGCGTTTAGAAAAGAATATGTGATTAACCAGATGGGAATGGTTAAAGAGCATGAAACGATCGAAGATAATCGTTTATCTGAACTTGCGTGGGCGTGTAGAAAAGTGGTAGCGAGACAAGGAACTGGATTCACAAGTCATGAGGGTGTAGAATTCAAACCGAAACGTAAATAAAAATTAGTAATGTGTTAATCGAGTGGGATCGTTTAAAAATTAGCAACAACAAAATAACAGGGGGGTTCTTTGTTTATCTAAAAAAGATAACGGAGAACTAGAATGAACAAGAATGAACTAAGAAAAAATGAAATTATTGAAAACTTGCTTGAAAGCAAATGGATGAATGTGTATGTCAATAAGCTCAATAAGAAGTTTGGTAAGTATTCAACGAAAGATTGGAATCCGTCAAAAGACAGCTTGATTTCAAACTTGTGGGAGTCGCTGATTATCTATGAGAGAAACAATGATATTAACGCAAGCTTTGCTGGGATTGAAAAATACTGTTTTCAAAAGGCTTATACATTGACCAGCGAGGAGTTTATTTCTGAAACTGGTAAGTATCGTATGGGTAAGAAAAAAGAATGGCAACAAACTTTGGTTGAATACAAAGACGAGTACACAGCTAAAAAACATTACTTTGATGATTACCCATCGTTGCAAGATGAATATGTATATGATAACACGCAACTAGATTCATTAGCTAACAAAGCCTATGCGTGTGACTTTTCAGAGAACTTGACTAAATCACAGGCGACATTTGTGAAATCAGTTTTGAATTTGGGTGTAGATTCTACAATTCATAACCTTGAATTGAACAAGAAAAGTTTTAATAATCGTTTAAACAGAACAATTAAGGCTATTGAGAACAAACGAAGCAAATATAATATTGTAAGTGAAAAAGATAAGGTGACGGTTGACAGATTATGCTTGATTAATTTGGTGGTTGATGTGCTTGAAGATGAACAAGTAAATGAAATCATGATTTTTAAAGCATTGGCTGGATTGTTTGAAAGTGAATTGAGTTATCTATACAATGAAGCTTTTGACGGAATTGAAAGCGAATTGGCTTATCAAACGTTTCGAGAGAACAAAGGTAGACACTATGCTTATAGTTTGGTAAATGCGATATATGATGAGAAAGATAAAATCGAAAATGAATTAAAGGCGGTGGCTTAATATAGGACTAGACTAGAGATAATGATTTTCTAGTCTTTTTATGTTATCATAACTATAATATGGTTGAAATGAGGGGTAATATGGAACAGTCTAATGAAGAAAATTTAAAGGAGATAGGGAAATTATATATTGATATTTTAAATGATTCATTAAATCCTTTTAAAGAAATCCAAAAATCACTTTTGGAAACTATCAAATCTACTAACACATTTGAAGATATTACAAAGCCTCTAAAAAATATTTTTTCAAGCCTGAATGATTATCTTAAAGCATATAGAGAAAAATTCCCTGCTCAAGAAAAGTTATATGATGATTCTGTAAAGTGTGGTTGGATAGTACCAATTAGTTTAGATAGTCTTAGTTTTTTAGAAAATTTAAATGGAGATGAATTAAACAAATACTATTTGAAATTGTATACAAGACGAAACTGTGAAATGTTATTCAATGATTTAGAGCAATTAAATGATAATTTAAATAAAGAATATAAATTAATCAGTACATTAATGATTAAAACTCTAAAAAATGATATTAATGCATACCCATTAATGGTAAGTAATCTTTTTGCCCTTTTAGACTATATGTTTGTTTATCAAACTGAAAATGGTAATTTAAGAAACAAGATTTTTTTAAAAGAAAAATTGGTCAAAGATTTTCTAAAAGAATATGAAGTTGAAGAATATAATATCACTGACTTAATATATATAAGTTGTTTAAGAGTAATAAAAAAACATATAGAATATAGTAGTTTTGAAGATGAAGCTATATTTAATAGACATTCAATTCAGCATGGAAGATACTTTCCTTCAAAAATAAGTTTTGCTGATTTTATTCGATTAGTAAACTTATGTTCAACATTTTCTGAATTTAATACTATTTATGAAACGGAAGATAATGGTATATTGTTATAAAAGGAAGTTTGTATACTTCTTTTTTTATTTAATTTCATTATACAAGTTGGCTAAACTAAAAACGAGGATAGGCGGAGTATACTTAGTAATAAGGGGTGTGCAACAGAGGACAGAGATTCATATCGGGGTTGCATGATTATCAAAAAGGCATATTGATAAATTTAAAAGGCTAAGTTGTAATGACTTAGCTTTTTTCTTTATTTTTACTTGATTAAAGTTGTGTTGTAAAAAAGTGAGGACGGGCGGAGTATATATTATAGAAGAAAGATAATAAGAGAATCCCCCTAAAAATTGATAATTTTGCTAAATTTTTCATAAAGTCTTTCATGCCGATAAAGGAGAAGTATAATTGCTTCTCTTTTATTTTTGTTCATATTGTTTACAAATGTAAACTTTATGTAGTGTTTATAAGGAGTTAGTCGATGAATAGACAAGTTGAATTGAAAAATGTGATTGAATTGATTGATGAGAAGATTGAGGTTTTGAATCAACAGAATGGCATGGGTGCTTTAATGGTACTGTCTGGATGGGCAAACTCAGATAAACTTAATAGAACGATTGAATCAAACAAGACGGTTATTAAAGAGCTGACTGACTTGCGTATGAAAGTTTTAGAGCTTTAATGAGTAGGGTAAGGAACGGTAGCTTTTACAAAACTAATAAGTGGACTGATAAGCGTGCTAAGATATTAAAAAGGGATGGCTATGAATGTCAGAATTGTAGAAGATATTATAAGACTAAGGAAGCTAAAGTAGTTCATCATATATTTTTCTATGAAGACTATAGTGAACTTGGTTTGATGAATTGGAATCTTGTGAGCTTGTGTAATGGTTGCCATAACAAGATGCACAATAGGATAACTAATGAAGCAACGAAACTTGGTAAAGAATATCAAGATAAAATAAAAGTTGAGTTTAATAATTATTTCAAAAATAAAAAATAAAATAAATAAATTTAAGAAATAAATAAGTTTAAGATGACCCCCCCCACTTCTGGGGAAGCGAGAAAACCCAGTCGGAGAAAGGCATAAGTGGGTCTTTTCCCCACTTTGAGCAGTTTGAAAATATTTTTCCGTAGAATTTTAACGAAAGGAGCAAGAAAATGGCAGGTAAAAATATACCGCAAAAAGACACAATAAAAAGGCGCACGATAGGTTATATGAAAGAGCTAAACACCTATAAAAAACAATATAATCAGTTAATTGAAGTCTATGCAGATTTGCTACATCAATACTACATTTTGACAAAAGAATTTGAAGAAAGTGGCTATGAAGTTGTGATGGAAACCGAAAAAAGTGGTGGTAAAAAATCGCCTATTCTTGCAACCCTTGAAAATCTCAGAAAAGACATTGGAACTTACAGCGATAGATTGATGCTCAATGCTAAAGCTAATAAAGACAGCGAAATCAGCATTAAAGCTAGTGACAATGACCCATTCAATAAATTATTTGATGGCTTGAAAAGTGGGTGATGTACTTGGATATATCAGAAATTAACAGCCCACATTTTCAAACAGCTTTAGATTTCGCAAACGATTTAATCGAAGGTCGTAAGATTGCAAACGTTGAACAAGTACAAGCATGTCAAAGATTTATAGACGATTTGCAAAATGATAAATGGGACTTTAAAAGTAACCAATTTGACTTTGCGATTGATCTCATTCAAGGAACTATTTATCCAGAGAAAGGCGAAACAGTCACAGGCGAAAGTGCAAGGCTTAACCCTATTAAACTTACAAGATGGGAAATCTTTGTGACGGTGAATTTATTCGGCTTCTTTTTAAAAGACACTAACATTCGCAGATATCAAGAAGTGCTTTTATTCTTGCCCCGAAAAAGTGGTAAGACAACATTTGTTGCAAGTTTAACATGGGCTAAATCACTTATTGATGCTGATTCAGGAGCAACTACTTATATAGTTGCTAATAGCTTATCACAAGCAAAAGTAAGTTTCAATTTCATTCAGCATAATTTGAATTTGCAACACAACAAAGACAAATTTAAACCTAAAATGCGAGCAAACAATCAAGAACACAGCATAAATTGTGATATTGGTCAAGGTCATATTGAAATCCGTGCGATTGGCGCAGATGAAAAATATTTGGATGGGCTAATAGCAAACACAATTATTGCCGATGAAGTCCATGCTTTCAAGCGCCCGAAAAGATATACGCTCATGAAAGATGCGATGAAAAGCTATTCAGGTTCAAGAATGTTACTTGCAGTGAGTACCGCAGGCGACAACATAGGCTGTTTTCTTGATGAGCGTGTGGAGTTATTAAAAAAAGTGCTTAACAAAACAATCAAAGACAGCGAAAAATATGATAGATATTTTATTTATCTTTGCACAGCACCACGAGACAACAAAGGAAACTTTTTAAATCCTTTGACTGGAGAAATCACAGATATTGATGATGCCGAATTGATTGAAGCAGTTAATCCCAGTGCAAATGAAACAGTTTCGCTTGATTTGCTTGTGAATGATGCGAAGATTGCATTGGACAGTGATGAGGGAACACGCAACGAATTTAAAAACAAAACTTTGAACGTATTCACAACAAGTTCAGAAACGTTCTTTGACATAGATGAATTTAAATACTCAGATAGTCTTTACAACTGGAGCATAGACGATTTATTGAAACTAAACTTGACATGGTACGGCTATGCAGATTTATCAGTACTACACGATTTGTCAGCGAGTGGCTTATACGCAAACTACAAATATAAAACTAAAGACGAAAACGGCAACAAGATAACTAAAGATATTGATATTGTCATTAGTCAAGCCTTTTTCCCTTTGCCTTTAGCAATTGCAAAAGCTCAGGAATCCAATATGCCACTTCAAGAATGGCAAGAAGAAGGTTGGGCAACTCTTAGTAATACTGATGTAGTGCAACCCAGCGATATCACAGGTTGGTTTGTTGCAATGAAAAAAATGGGATTTAAAATCAAACAGGTGAATTTTGATAAGAAATCAGCAATGGAATTTGCGATTACAATGAGAGCTGAGAAGTTTAAATTGAAGGATGCAAGTCAATTACCGTCAATCAAAACGGTGGGCATTCGCAGAATTGAAAACAAGGTTAAGAACGCAGAATTTTACTACTTGCATAATCGTTCGTATGAATATTGTGTGAGCAATGTCAAGGCAGAAGAATTATACAACGGATGGTTAAGAATGCGAAAAATAAGTAAGAACATGAAAATTGACCTATTTGATGCGTCAACTTTTGGTGCTGTGGCAATGCTAGAAGACATGGAATCAAAAGCTAAAGTTAAAAACATTTTGGACTAGAAAAGGAGGTGAGAAAGAAAAGTATGGGAATTAGAGATTATTTTAAACGCTCAACAGAGCCACAACCGACAGCAACATCAAATACAGTCGGCTATTTTATGAAAAGCGATATAGAAAGTGCGATTGTTGGTGGTTATACAAAGCTATCAGATTCACCAGAAGTCACAACAGCGATTAATACAGTTGCAGACCTTGTGAGCAACATGACAATTCAGCTTATGAAAAACAGCGAAAAAGGCGACACGAGAGTGAAAAACGAACTAAGTCGATTGGTTGACATAGCACCGAACGCTTATCAAACGAGAAAAAGTTTTATCTTTTGGATTGTTAAATCAATGATGTTAAACGGTGATGCAGTTGTAATGCCGATTACTAGAAGCGGTGCTATTAAAGAACTTAGACCATTACCAGCGAGCAAAATTAGGTTTTATTATGACGCTGATGATGAGTTTAACTATGCAATTAGGTACAAAAATAAAAATTATACACCCGAAGATTTACTTCATTTTGTTCTGAATCCTGATGAAAATTTAGCATTCATGGGAACAAGTTACAAGGTCAACTTGAATGATGTAACGCACAATTTAAAACAAGCAAGCGCAACTAAACGATCATTTATGTCAAGTGAGTATATGCCGTCATTAGTCATGATGGTTGATTCTGATGCAGATTTAGACGAAGACGAGCGTGAAAAGTTTGAAGAAAAATACTTGAAACGCAAAGACAAAAATAAACCTTTGTTGTTACCCGATGGCTTGGTTAAGTTTGAAACAATTAAGCCTTTGACACTTGAAGATTTAGCGATACATGAAAGTGTCAAGGTCGATAAGGAAACAGTAGCAAGCATTCTTGGAATACCGTCATTCGTCTTGGGAGTAGGTACGTATTCAAAAGACGAATGGAACAACTTTATTAACACGAAAATCATGTCAATCGCTCAGATTATTCAACAAACATTGAATAAATTGATTGTTGAACCTGACATGTATTTCACATTTAACCCTCGCAGTCTTTACAATTACAGCCTTGTCGAGCAAGTCAACGCAATCACTGCATTAGTGAAAGTCAATACCTTGAGACGAAATGAAGGGCGTAACTGGTTAGGTTTAGCGCCTGACAGCGAAATGGATGACCTTATTGTCTTAGAAAATTACTTGCTACAGCAAGATTTAAGCAAACAAGGCAAATTGAATAATGATGTTGAAATTGATGACGAGAAAGGAGGTGAATAGATGAGAAATTTGAAGAATCAAGTTCGGTCGCTAGGCAAGCTACAAACACGAGCTGATAACAATGAAACAGATGAAATGAAAATTGAAGGCTACTTTGTTGTCTTTAATTCTGAAACTGAACTATTTGAAAATTGCTATGAAGAAATTTCAGACAAAGCATTTAGAGATATTGACTTGTCAGATGTCCGAGCATTAGCCGATCACGACACAGCAAAAGTTTTGGGTCGCACGAAATCGCAGACACTGAAATTATCAGTAGATGATAAAGGTTTGTATGGTGAAATTACAATAAATAAAAACGACACCGAAGCAGTCAACTTATATGAGCGAGTAAAACGGCAAGATATTGACCAATGTAGTTTTGGATTTAATATCTTAAATGAACAAATGGAGCAACGAGCTGACGGCACAACGAAATGGACAATTACAGAAATTGAATTGTTTGAAGTCAGTGTTGTGACTTTTCCCGCATATGCCGATACCTCGGTTGAAGCACGAAGCGAACAAATGAAACAACTAGAAAAAAGAAACTTGCAAAAACGTAAACAACAATTGAAAGAGAGAATCAACAAATGGCATTAAGACAATTAATTTTAAACAAAAAAATTCAAGAACGCTCAGCACTTTTAACACAGTTACGAGCTGACGAAACTAAACTTAAAGACGAAGAAGTCGAACTTGAAACAGCACTTGACGAAGCTGAAACAGACGAAGAAGTAAAAGTAGTCGAAGAATCGGCAGATGAACTTGAAAAGAAAATCAAAGATAAAGCTGATGAAATTGCTAAATTAGAAGATGAAAAAGCTAAATTAGAAACTGAATTGGCTGAAATCGAAGATGAACAAACGACAGATGAAGATACTGACGAAGATGAAGAAAAAACTAAAGATGGAGAAAAACGAAAAATGGGTAAAAAAGTAGAAGTAAGAAACACACAAGACAATAAAGATTTTGCAAATTATATTCGCACTCAAGGACTTGAAACACGCTCACTCAATACAACATCAGGTGCTGTATTAGTTCCAGTTGAAGTTTCAACAAATGTGCTTGAATTGAAAGATGGTCAAGTCGATTTGACAGCCTATGTTACAAGCGAAGTTGTTGGGACAGGTTCAGGTAAATTCCCAGTTGCAAAACGAGCAACAGCAATTCTTGCAACAAAAGAAGAATTGGCTGATATTGCTGAAATTGCAGATCCTTTGTTCATTGATGTTGAATATTCTGCAAAAACTCGCATTGGTCAAATCGCATTTTCAAATGAATTAATTGAAGATTCAGCAATTGATGTTGTAGCATACGCAGAAAAACAAATGCAACGAATGGTTCGTAACACAAACAACAAGGGTATTCTTGATGTATTGGACACATTTACAGTTAAAAATGCAATTGGCGCAGATGGCTTGAAATCAATCGTTAATATTGAACTTGACCCAGAATTGGACACTAAATTTGTTGTTGACCAAAATGCTTATCAATTCATCGACACTTTGAAAGATTCACAAGGTCGATATTTGCTACAAGATTCAATTGCGTTCGATTCAGGTAAATCACTTTTTGGCAAAGAAGTTATTGTAATTTCGAACGCTGTCGCACCAACGAAACCAACCGGCGCTGTGGGATTTGTGTGGGCAGGTGACTTAGCAGAAGCCGCAGCTTACTTCAAGCGTTCAGATATCACAGCAGTTTGGGAAAAATTCGATGCGTTCAGCAAAGGTTTGGCAGTTGGCGTGCGTTCAGATTACAAAGTCGTTGACGAAAAAGCAGGCGTGAAAGTTAAATTGACAGCTGAAGTGGCAGCAGGTTAAGAAAAATAATTAAAGAGGGCTAACCTCTTTTATTTTTAGTTGAAAGGAGAAAAAGACATGAAATATAAAGTGGTAGTAGATTTTACGGACAAAGAGACTAAACACATTTATCGAACAAACGATAAATACCCCGTCAAGGGACGGACTAAAAAAGCTAGAATTGAAGAACTTATTTCACACAATAATATGAGAGGTCATCCTCTTATTTGTGTTGTGAAAGAGGTTGAGGAGGTCAAGAATGGCTGAAACAAATGAAGATAAGATTTTGAGTCTTGTTAAAGCGACATTGGGGTATAAGTCTAGTGTTCGTGATGAATTATTAAAGGCTATTATCAAGTCAGTTGTTGACGAGTTAGAAATTCAAAAACGTATATCGTTAGATTTAGAGAATGCTGAACACCTCATGTTTGTTTGTGATTATTCAGTTTTTAGATATGAGAATAAGGGTGCAGGTACATTGCCTAGAAATCTTGAATATCGCCTTAGAAATTTGATTGTCAAATGTGGAGGTGCTTGATGTGGGATTTAGAAATTTCATTGCTTGCAGAATATGGCTATGTTCAAGAAAAAGGCAAGATTAACAAGACAATAAAATATTCAGAAACTGAATTACTAGCTTATGAAAAGCCTATTTCACGAGCTGAGCTATACTATGCAGGTCAATCAAATACAGAGTTGACAAAGATTATTGTTATTCATTCGTTTGAATATTCAAATGAACAGTTAGTAAAAATTGACGGTCTAATATATCAAGTCGTGAACACATACAAAATCAATAATGAACAACTTGAATTGAAACTCAAAGCCAAAAAAGGCGGTGTGTGATGCAAGATATAGCAAGTGAAATCACTAAAGCGCTGACTGAGTATACAAGTGAAGTCGAAGAAAAACTAGACGAAATCAAAGCTGATGTAGCGGATGAAACAGTTAACATGCTTAAGGTTAATAGCCCGACTGGCAGGCGTGGTAAATATGCAAAAGGCTGGCGTAAGAAAAAAGATGGTACAAGCTATATCATCCACAATGCAACTGATGCAGGATTAACACACTTGACAGAGCGGGGACATGCAAAAAGAAATGGCGGAAGAACACAGGCACAGCCACACATTAGCACAGCGGAAGAAATGGCTATCAAGAAATTTGAAAATAAAATAGAAAGGGCAATTAAGGGTGATTAAATGAATTTAATGGAATTTAAAGCTGAACTGGAACAGTTGGACATACCAATTCAGTATAGAGCTTTTAGCGTTGGTCAAGCACCTCAATTGCCCTATATTATTTTCTATGAGAATGATAGTGACAATATCTTTGCAGATAACGTAAACTGGTATGATGTGTTGAATGTTGTGTGTGAATTATACGCAGACGAAAAGGATATTGAGTTAGAAACTAAGTTGCAAAAGTTGTTTTATGATAATGAAATAGAGTATAACAGTACAGAAACTTTTATTGACAGCGAAAATATGTACTTGAAAGCCTATGATGTTCAGATTACTTTTGACAGTTTAGCAAATGTGCAAGAAAAAGAAATAGACAAATCAAATCTTAAAAGTTTGATCGATTATGTCGAAACTTTGAAATCAGATGCTTATGAAAGCGCAAGTTTCAATGAACTTCAAACAGTACTAGCATACGCTAAAGCAATACTGATTGACAGCGAAGCAACTAAAGATGAAGTTGATGAAAATGAACAAGATTTGATGGTCGCATTAAATGGTTTGGTAGCACTTGGAATAGACAAATCAAATCTTAAAACTTTGATCGATTATGTTAAAACTTTAGCACAGACAGACTACACAACTGAATCGTGGGGTGTGTTAAAAATTGCTTTACAAAATGCAGAAGCTGTTTATGGTAATGATAATGCAATACAATCAGAAGTAAATGATGTACTGAATAAGTTGTTTGAATCTTATCAGAATTTACAAAAACCCACAGGTGGATTTGAAAAAGGCGTAAACTTGTACGCACCACTAGATTGGCAGGCACTGGGATTGTATGGAGGATTAGATCCTTATACAGGCGAAGTTAGCGATTATAATTTTTATATCCATTCTGATTTCATAAAAATCCCAGATGAATCTTTTTCTTTAACCATACAAACAGAAGGAAGTGATTCTATTTATGTTTATTTTTATGATGAAAATAAAAAATTTATAAAAAGAGAATATATATATGCCAATAGCAAAACATTTGAAGTTCCAAGAAGAGCTAAATATATAAGAATGTATAGCTATACGCAAACACCGTCATCTGTACTTATAAATAAAAACAAAATAGAGTTTGGCGAAAAAACTGATTGGACTATAGCAAAAGAAGACGAAGAATACATGAAATTGCAACTAATTTAATAAATAGAAATAGAAAATGGAGAATTTAAAAATGGAAACACAAGAAAATAAAGTCGTTTATGGACTTAAAAATGTACATTACTCAAAAATGTCAATTGACGAAACAGGCAAGGTGACTTACGCAAAACCTACAGCAGTCAAGGGGGCAGTAGAAATCTCACTTGAATCAAAAGCAGAGCTAGTATCGTTTGAAGCAGATAACGAAGTTTATTACTCAGCACCAGGCACAAGTTCATATGAGGGCACACTAACATTAGCAAAAGTGCCCGATGGCTTCCTTGTTGATATCCTAGGTGAAGTTTTAGACGCAACTGACGGAGTTCAAACCGAAATTGATGGAGCAAAAACATCTAATTTTGCGTTGATGTTCCAATTTGAAGGTGACAATTCAGGTGTTAGACATCTGTTTTACAACTGTTCAGCATCTCGTCCATCCGTTGCTTCAAAAACAGGCAAAGAAATCGGCACGACAGAATTAGCGTTCACGGCAAGTGCTAAACCAAGTGAAAGTGTAAACGATAAAGCTATTGTGAAAGCCAAAACGACAGCTGCAACAACTACAGCAATTTACAATTCATGGTTTGATTCGGTATATGTGAAAGCACCAGAACAAGGATAAAATAGAAAATAGATAGGGAGATGCTCAGTTTAGGGTATCTCTTTATTTTTGAAAAGAGGGCAAACGAAATGGAAAAAACAATAGAAATTGACGGAAAAAAAGTTAAATTAAAATCAACTGCTGGAACGCCAAAACGTTATAAAGCGCAGTTCCGAAAGGATTACTTTAGCGAGTTGTTAAAGTTGAGTAAACTGATGGCAGGCAATGAAGGTGAAGAATTTGATCTAGCAAAGATTGACTATTCAGAACTTGATTATCTTGACTTTGAAGTTTTTTATAACTTTATTTGGGTACTTGCGAAAACAGCGAACAAAGAAATTGGTGACCCGATTGATTGGTTAGACGAATTTGACAGTATGCCTTTGGCTGAGATTTTCCCTGAGATTATAGACCTTTTAGAATCGAGCATTTCAACTAAAAAAAAGTAGATGAAGTGTCGGGTTCAGATGAAGTTTTCACAGAAGAAAGTTTCTATTATGTATGTAAGCAAGTGGGACTAACAGCTGACGAAATGGATGATATGAATATAGGTCAGTGTCTTGATTATATTCAAGAATACATTGACAACAACAGCGAAGACGGAAAACAAAAAACTATTAAAGCAAGTCAAAATGATTTTGATGCGTTTTAAATTATGATTATGATGTGCTGAGGTTTGCCCTCAGACGATTTTAAATTATTAATCATGAGTGGTTATAAGGTTTAAAATCCTGTAAGGGCAAATCTCAGCACAAGCAAAAGAAAGGAGAAATATGGCTAACAAAAACATAAAGGGCATAACAATTGAGTTAGATGGTAACACCACAGGCTTGCAGAAAGCCTTGAAAACAGTTGATAGCACAAGTGTCAAGTTAAACAGCGAGTTGAAAGAAGTCAATAAATTATTGAAGTTTGATCCTAGTAATACCGAGCTTGTAGCACAAAAACAAAAATTGCTGACGGATTCAATTGAAAATACTAGCGCTAAATTAGACCAGCTGAAATCAGCTCAAAGCCAAGTTGATGCACAATTCAAGAGCGGAAACATAGGTGAAGAGCAGTATAGAGCGTTTCAGCGTGAAGTTGCACAGACAGAGCAAAGTTTAAACTCATATAAGTCACAACTATCAGGCTTACAATCGGAGCAACAAAAACTAGGTCAGAATACTGATAGGCTAAACACATACTTTTCAGCAAGTGGTAAGAGTGTTAATGATTTTGCCGACATCTTAGGAACTAGGCTTGTCAATGCAATCAGAAACGGTACAGCAACCTCAGACCAACTTGAAATTGCACTAAACAAAATTGGGAAAGAAGCCTTAGGGGCTGATACTGATATTAGTAAGTTCAAAGCAACTTTAGATTCTGTTAAATCAGGCAATTCATTAGACAACGTTAAATCTGAATTACAAGAAATATCGCCAAAAGCAAAATCAGCAGAAACCTCACTAGATGACATGGCTGATTCTATCAACGGTGGCAACATGATGCAGGCAGGCGAAATCATTAGTAGTGTCGGTGATAAGATTGTGGAACTAGGCGATCATGCGAAAGATACAGCGCTAGAATTTCAATCTAGTTTTGGGACGATCGCAGCCAATACTAATCTTTCAAAAGCTGAAATGGAGAGTTTGAAAGGTGTTGCAACAGATGTGTTCAAAAGCGGTGTGACGGACAGCATTGATGAAGCCACACAGGCGACAATCTTAATGAAGAGTACATTTCAAGATTTAAATAATGAAGATTTAAGCAAGATAACTTCACAAGTTGTTTCACTATCTAAAAGGACTGGGACAGAATACAGTGAAAACATAAAAGCCGCAGATTACCTTGTGAAAGCATTCGGAGTGTCCAATCAAGAAGCCTTTGATATGATAGCAAGCGGATATAAAAATGGTTTGAATTCAAGCCATGATTTCACCGATACAATTGTTGAATATTCAGGAACTGTAAAAGAAGCAGGATATACGCAGGAAGAATTTTTTGCAATGCTTGACAGTGGTTTGAAAAACGGTGCTAGAAATACGGATTTAATTGCAGATTCAATGGTCGAATTTGGAAAGAAACTTGCAGCTGGCGACTACGAAGAAATGATTTCTGGTATGTCTACCGAGACTCAAAATATGTTTGCCGAATATAAAAACGGAAACGCAACCGTTAGTGATGTCATGACGAGTGTTCAGTCAGAAATGAAAAAAATGAGTCCCGCACAACAACAAGAAGCATTAACAAAACTGGGTTCTCAATTTGAAGACCTTGGAATTAAGGGCTTTTTAGGGCTAAACACAGTCAATGATGGGTTTAAAAATGTTGAAGGAGCAATGGATTCAGCGACAAAAAAAGACCCAGCTCAAAAATGGCAGAGCTCATGGAACGAATTAAGTGCGAGTTTGTCAGAAGTCGGTACTGATATTTTGAACTCATTGCAACCCCTGATGGATTTCTTAGCTGATATGGCGAAGGCATTTACTGATTTGCCCGAACCCGTAAAACTTTTCATTAAAGTTGTCATGGGGCTTATAGCAGTATTTGCGTTATTAACACCCGTGATTGCAGCTCTAGCAATTGCACAAACAGCACTAGACATTGCTTTAGCACCATTTTTATTAATTATCCTTGCGGTCATTGCAGTGATAGCGCTAATTGTAGTAGCAATCGCAAACTGGGGCGCTATCGTTGACTGGTTGAAAGGCGTTTGGCAAGGATTTGCAGATTGGATAGGTGGAGTTTGGAATTGGATTGCAACAACGGCAAGTAACATTTGGAATAGTATAAAAGAAACTATAAGCAATGTTTGTCAATCAATCGCAGATTTTGTAAGTGGTATTTGGCAGGGCATCAAAGACACAACTTCAAACATATTCAACGGAATTAAAGACTTCATGTCAGGCATTTGGGACGGTATCAAAAACATGGTAAGTAACGCAGTTGATGGTGTGAAGAACACGATTTCAAATGTCTGGGACGGCATTAAAAATATTACAAAATCTGCTTGGGAGGGTGTGAAATCAATGATTACAACACCGATCGAAGCCGCTAAAAACGTTGTAAGTGGAATCATTGACAAAATCAAGGGTCTATTTAATTTTAGTTTAAAATTCCCAAGTATTAGCATCCCACACATTCCATTACCGCACTTTTCTATGTCTGGATCGTTTAATCCGTTAAAAGGTCAAATTCCCAAAATTGGAATTGATTGGTTTGCAAAAGGCGGTATTTTAACTAAACCAACAGCTTTTGGCATGAATGGTAATAATATCATGGTCGGGGGTGAAGCAGGTAAAGAAGCAGTAGCACCTTTGTCAGACTTGATGGGCTATGTCGAACGAGCAGTAGCTAACCAAATTGGTGGCATGGAAGCTAACTTTGCGCAGATGATTCAGTTACTTACGATTATTGCAAGCAAGGATATGAATTTAAACATGGATGGTCGTTCAGTCATGGAAATCATTGATGGACACATGCAGACACAACAACAACAAGCAGAATTTGGAATGGGAAGGATGTAAAAAATGGGCGTAATTATAAATAATCAGAACACAAAAAATTTAGGTTTTGCCTTGGTCGGTCGTCCCGATGTTCCTAGCGCTGATAAGAAATATGAAACAATAGAGGTTGAAGGTCGTGACGGTGCTTTGACAAAATTCTTAGGTTATCAAGACTTGAAGTTTACGTTGAAATTTAACATACTTTTTCAGAACGACATTAAGCAAAAGCTAAGAGAAATCAAGGGTTTATTGTCGCAGGCAAAGACTTTAACGTTTGATGACTCGCCCAATTTTTTCTACAAAATTAAGCGAGCGCAAATTTCAGATACAGAAACAATCATAAAGCAATCAGGTGTGTTTAGTGTTGAATTTCATGCTGAGCCTTTTGAATTTGAAAGTAGTTCAGTTTTAGAATATGATAATCCGTCAAACTTGATTATCAGAAACAACACAAGCTATTTCAGTCAACCAATAATAAAAATTCATGGTCAAGACAATATCAAATTGTTCGTAAATGATGAACTTGTCGAAGTCAAAAATATAAACGAGGGCATTACAATAGACAGCGAAATGCAAGAAGCTTATTACAATAACGACAACATGAACCATCAAATGACAGGTAGTTTCCCAACTTTTGAAATCGGCGAAAATGTAATCAAACTTGAAGGTAACAACATAGATAAAATCGAAATTTTACCGCAATGGAGGTGGCTAACTTGATAACGTTATTTAGAAAAGATGAAGTAGATTTTAGTCACAATGGCTTGGGTTCATTAGATAATGCTATTATTAGTCCTTTGATTAAATGGCACGACAACGGAGCTTTTACCTTAGAATTCAAATATCCATTGTTTGCAAAGCATGGTAAGGATATAGAAAATAGCAGTATAATCAAGGCAAATGATGCTGATGGAACTAATCTGTTTTTCGTTTATAAAGTAATTCCAAGCATGGGTTATATATCAGTTTTTTGTTATCAAATATCATACAAACTGGCTTTTAATGCAATAGACGACACTTTCATAGTTTCAAAAAATGGGCAACAAGCTTTAAGTCAGATTGCAAGTTCAACACAATACCCACACAATTTTCATTTTAGCAGTGATATTCAGACAGTCGCAAATTCACGAGTTGTTAGAAAAAATGTGATTGAATTTTTATTAGATTCTAAGCTAGAAAATTCATTTATAAATCGTTGGGGTGGTCATATTATCCGTCAAAATTTTAACGTTGCAATGAATACAGCTTATAGTCGAGAAAGCAAAAATTACACGATACGACACAGGAAAGACCTCAAAGGGTATAGCGCTGAAATTGATGAAAGCACAGTAATAACAAGAATTAGACCAGTCGGATATGATGGCTTGATGCTACCTGAAATTTATGTTGATAGTGAATTAATCGGTGCTTATCCAGAGCCACGGATTCAACAATTTGAGTATTCAAGTGTAAAAGTTAAGCAAAAAGCGACTGATGAGGAAGGCTTTAATACAGTCGAAGAAGCATACGCAGAGTTAAGACGATTAGCTAAATTAGAATTTACTGATAATAAGGTGGATGTAGCACATGCAACATATAAAGTTGAATTTGTTGCGTTGCAAGACACAGAAGAGTACAAGGAATTGAAAAGTCTTGCAAAACTAAAAGCTGGTGATACGGTAACAGTTTTGCATAAAGAAGATGGGCTTGACATAAAAGCACAGATAGTTGAATATTCTTACAATCCACTTTCAAATTCTTATAACAGCATAACGTTAGGTAACTTTCAGAAAACTTTTAGTTCAACTATAACGAAACTGGTTGATAGCAAAGTTAAAGAAGTCAGCGAAATTGCAGAAACAGCTTTAATCAGCGCAAATGACAAAAACAAAGTAACGCATGGTAGTGTAGAGCCTTTAAGCCCTAAAACTGGCGATTCATGGGTTAGACCTAACCCGAACGATATTAGTGAAAGCCAATGGTTGATTTGGGATTCGGAAAAATGGGTTACTGAGATGGATTCGGCTGAACAAGTGAAAAAAGGGCATGTGATAAGTTCAATCAATGTTAGCGAAGAAGAAATATTGATTCAAGCTGACAAAATCCATATATCAGGTCAAACAAAAATTGATGATGCGAGTATAACAGGTGCAAAAATTCTAAACTTGGACGCAAGCAAAATCACCGCAGGTACACTAAGCGCAATCAATATAAGCGGTGTGAATATCACAGGTTCATCATTAACTTCAAACACAGACAATAACCGAGCGTCCATAAATTTGAATGGCGGGAATCAAACATTTTACGGTATAAGCGGTAAAAAGCTGGGTCAGATGAGACCCACGATTGATGCGGGAACAGGCGTAGCGAACGGATTTGCAATTATAAAAAGTGCAGGCGAAATTTTTTCAATCAACGCAGGTGATTCAAATTCAGGTACAAGCAGCCCAGTCTTTCAAATCCCAGCAAATGCAAATGATAACAATGTAACCGCAAATTTTTTTGGTCAGTTAAAATTTGAGAATGTACAACCTCTGGACGGTCGTGATATCTGGGTAGTTTCGCCATCAGGTAGAAAAGTAGTGCTAGGAGTTAATGGAAATAGTAAACTCATGGCAGAAGACGGTGGTGTTGCTACATTTGGTAATTTTTCAGTTTTCAACGGATCAAAAAATGCGGTTCATGTAACGAGAAATGGGCTTAGAGCAACCCCCGCATACGAAATGGCAGAAAGTTATCTGGGCGATTTGGGACGGAATTACACTAGGGAAGATTGTGAAATCTGGGTTCATATTGATGAGCTGTTCAGCGATACTGTGAACACAGATATAGCATACGAAGTCTTTTTACAGGCTTATTCTGATGCGACTTTTTGGGTAGAAGATTTTAAATCTGATAAATTCTTGGTCAAATCAAACAAGCCTATGTCACGATTTGCATACGAAATTAAGGCTAAACGCAGAGGTTATGAAGAAGATAGACTTGTAGAACAAAAAAAGGACAACAAAGAAATAGAACAAATTTACGTAGAAAAGGAGACAAACGATAATGGCTAATATGATTTTTAATTTGGATTTAAATAAAAACAACGCTATCAACCCCATAATTTTTGGTCGTTTAACAGACGGTAACTTGCGGAAAATCACGGTAAATATCACAAACGAGGGTGAACCAGTTGACTTAACAGATTGGGTGATAAGATTTGAGGGAACAACAGGCGGGCAAGCTAAGGTCTTTGATGCTCTGGGTGTCAACATTTTAGACGCAGAAAATGGTAAGTTTGAATACACATTCAGCAAGACAGCTTTTTCAGCATCGGGTGCTTACCGTCATGCTTATTTTGCGATTGAAAAAGACGATATGAGAGAAACGACAAATGATATAAAAATCATTGTTGAAAATGTTGCAGACTTGGATGCGCAAGATGCTGAAACAGTTGTGACGGAGCTGAACAAGACAATTACACTGATAAATCAGAAGTATGATGAATTAAATGGTCGTGTGGATATTTATGAAGACGATATAGCAAGCCTTGAAGAATGGTTGCTAGGTAAGAAAACTGAAATTGAAAATATAATTGAATCAGCAAATTCAAACTTTAGTGAAAAATTATCTGAAATTCAAGCGAAACTTGACGAAACAAATCAAGCAATCGTAAATGGCGATTTTTATTCAAAAACAGAGACTGACCAAAAATTAAGTGCAATTAATACTACAATTACAAACCACACAAGCAATAATTCAAACCCTCATGCTGTGACAGCCAGTCAGGTAGGTTCTTACACGAAGTCCGAAGTTGCAACATTGATTTCTGAAGCTATTAAACAGTCAAAACTTGATTCTAATCCGATCGGTACAATCTTAACAACGACTAACAACAACAACCCTACAAGCTATATTGGCGGAACATGGGAGCGGTATGGTCAAGGTCAAGTATTGGTGGGAGTGGATGAAAATGATACAGATTTCAGTTCAGCAAACAAAGCAGGCGGTGAGAAAAAACATACATTAACGATCGAAGAAATGCCTTCACATGCGCATTCAATGGGAAGAACAGCAAACAGCGGTTCAAGCGATTACAACGGTCAAAAAATTGTAGGTGCGCCATACAATAGTAGTTTTTATCCGACAAGTGCTACTACAAATCCGACCGGCGGAGATAAAGCGCACAACAACTTGCAACCTTATGTTGCAGTTTATATGTTCAGACGAGTAGCATAAAGGAGTGAATATGGAATATAAGTTATTAGGAATTTCAGGCTTAATTTTGATTATTTTGCTTTTGACTTGGATCAAAGATGGCGAGGACATGAATCCACCACTGAAAAGGCGGGCATCGATAGACACAACAACCATAGCTATTTTCTGGATCGTTTACGAATTCTACAATTATTCTCAAGATAAAGCGTTTGAAAATGAAGTGACTATAATCATCAATTTAGCTTTGTTATTTTTTCTTGCACGGATGGTTCAGTTGATAGCCCAACTAAATCCGATGATTCAAGAACTTGTGAGTTTTTTACGTAAAAAAGGTGTCAGGATAGACGAAATAGACGAAAGAAAATAG